TGATTGGGACAAGTAAATGGATTTCATCAGCGAGTTGCATAGCCAGGTCGATATACTTAAGAGAGATGGCGACTCTGTTGATGAGATAACCGAGCGAGTATCTAAAGCTTTGAATGACCTGGGCTATGCTTTAGCTACTCCTCGCCTTATTAGAGATAACGTTAAATATTATCTCAGAGAAAACGATTGGGATAATTATAACCCAGTTGACTATATTACCTAGCAATGCCGGTTATTCATGTCCGGTTTATTAGCAACTTTGAGACCAGTTGTTTGCTGCAAGTGTCTCGTAAACAGACAAAAGGTATTCGGTTATGACCTTTCATAGTGTCTTTGAAGTGTAGGCATTGTCGAAAACACTTCACCTTTTTTTGGAGAAAAAGATATGACAATAGATGTAAGAGAGGCCAAAGATTTGGTCACAAGGGTAGAGTCTTTATTGGACTCTTTAGATAAAACATTCGATAGTTTGCCATCTGAAATAGATCAAAAAGTAAAAGATGCTAAACTAACTTTATTAAATTTAAATATAAATAATGAAAAAAGAAATAAATTCAGCAGATTCTTTAGATAAAAAAACACGCGATACAGTCATGCAAGATCTTTCTGTTTGCATTGATGATTGGGATCGACAAAACCTAGACACTACAACAGCAGTATTAACTTTACTAAAGTTCACCATAGATATGGCCTTTAAGTTTACAGATAATACCTATGAAGCCATGGAGTTAATATCAACTGTGATTAATGAAAGGTTTGATATTCATTCAATAGATGATCTGGAAATGATCTTAAGATTACACGAGAGCACTGAAAAAAAAGTTATCCATTGAAACTTCGATATTACCAAAGAGATGCAATAAACTCTTTACATCATTGGTTTGCAACAAAACCAACTAACGAACATGCGTTAATCGCTCTTCCTACAGCAGCTGGTAAGACTATTATATTTTCTCACTTCATTAAAGAAGTATTAGTCAAAGAGCCTAACGCCAGGTTTATTGTTATGGCCCATAGAAAAGAATTGGTTGCTCAAGCTGAAAGTAAGCTTAAGACTGTATGGCCCGATGCTCCAGTGGGTGTATTGGCTGCAGGTATGAAACGCTTTCAGCACAATGCACAGATTTTAGTTGCCAGCAGAGATACCCTTGCATCTCCCAAGAGACTTGCCAAGGTCGGTAAGTTTGATTACATGATTATTGATGAGGCACACAATGTTCCCCCTACCTCTCATACCAGATACCAAAAGATTATTAGCGAACTGTCTGCTCGTGGCAATATGAAAGTTATGGGTTGTACTGCAACACCCTATCGTATGGGCCAAGGCTACATCTATGGCAAACGCAAGGATCATTTGTTTAAGGGTTTAGCTTACAGCGTATCAATACCAGAGCTTATTAAAGAAGGTTATTTGTGTAGGTTGTCAGCTTACGCTGTAAATGATAAGGCCATCATTGATGCTGGCTCTGTTAGTTTGAAGTTTAAGAATGGAGACTTCAGAGAAAAAGAATTAGAACAAGTAGCTATGGTTGATGAAACCATTGTAGAGGTTGTCAGCGATTGGATCGACAACGCTTACACCAAAGGTAGGACAGCCACTGTATTCTTTTGTGTATCAGTTTTGCATGCTCAAAAGATGACTCAGTATTTAATTCAATATGGGATCAAGGCTGCAGTGGTTACTGGTGAAACGCCCAACCTAGAGAGAGACAAGATACTTGCCGACTTTGAGTCTGGTGAGATCCACGCCCTATGTAATGTAGGCGTTCTAACTGAAGGCTGGGACGCTCCAAGAGCGGATTGTATAGCACTACTTAGACCAACGCAAAGCATTGGTTTGTATGTGCAAATGTGTGGCAGGGGCATGCGAATTCATAATGATAAGAGCAATTGTTTGCTATTAGATTATGGAGAGAATGTTGCACGCCATGGTTGTTTAGACGAAGTAACTCCAGAAGAGAATGTACCAGGTAGATACCATCCCAAGATTTGTGCTGCTTGTAATGCCATTAACTCTCCTTCTGCTAAAGAATGCATTGAGTGCGGTCAAGTCTTTGATTCTAAGCAAACTAAATCATTGTGGACTAGAAAAGAGCGAGAGGTTGCTAGAAGAACTAAAGCAGAAAAGCAAGCTGTCTTATCTGACGAAAGAGCAAAAGCTAAACCAGTTGCTAAACCTATTACAGATATCTATGCAACTGTTACTACATCTAAAAATGGCAGTGAGTATTGTCAAGTTATTTTTACAGTCAAAGGTGAGTTTTTTCCTAGAAAGATGCCATTAATGTTTGGCCACCCCACTGCTCATAACATGGCAGTGCGTAAGTGGAATAAGATTACAACTAAGTGGGGCTCACCAAAGCAAGCTTGGATGGCTGCAGAACTGATAAACAATGGAGCATTTGATACAATATCTGAGATTGTTTTACAAAAGCAAGGGAAGTATGAGAACGTTGTTGGCATTAAAACCAAGCAAAACGAGGAAATAGTTCTATGACCAAGATACATGAGTTATTGGATGAGGTTGAGCTACAGGAAAAGCAACACCAAAGATTTTATTTAGGGATCAGCGGCATTGGCAATCCTAACCAGCGTTTAGTCTGGATGCGGTATCGCTGGCTTATGCCAAACGATTGGGAGCCTAGAGTGTTGCGTTTGTTAGATCTTGGCAATGTGGTTGAGGATGATTTGATCAAGAAGCTGAGAAAGATACCTGGGGCTTCCATATATGACGTTGACACTAACGGGAAACAATTTGAGACTCAAGCATTGGGTGGACATGTTAAGGGCCACATCGATGGCGTAGGTCGCAACTTTCCAGGCATGGATAAAAAGAATCCATACCTTCTAGAGTTTAAAACAGCTAACGACAATCGATTTAAAAATTTACAAAAGCTAGGTAGTTATTGTGAATGGTCAGATGAATACGCTGCTCAATTACATTTATACATGGGCCTGTTTAACTTTAAGCATGCTATAGCTATTGTTTATAACAAAAATAACTCAGACTTATATACTGAAGTAGTTGAGTATGATAAAATCCTGTTCGATTCTTTGATGGATAAAGCTAAAGACATTCTTACGAGAGAAGATCCACCAGAAAATTATATACCAGAAACTGATTATCGTATTCGTAGCTTCATGACTCCGAAGCAACAGGCTTGTTATTTGGGCAGAGCTTTGCCTAAAGACATACATTGTCGCTCATGTCGGTTTGCAAAGATTGATATAGAGAAAGGAGATGCTCATTGGCATTGTGTCCAGCACGATAAAAAAATCAGCAATGATCGACAGCTTAAAGGCTGTAGTAGACACAACTATATTCCAGAGTTAATACCTGCGGTAATGGTTGAGAAAGACAAAGACGTGGTGGTGTATGAGAAAGATGGGTTTAGATTTGTTAATGTTCCAGAGGCCAAGAGTTCAACAGACACTAACTTTTATTCTAGCAAAGAATTAATTCAAGTAGTAAACGCTGGGTTTCCTACAGAACTGTTAGAAAAGTCTGACAACATTAAGAGATTATTAAATGGCACATTACTTCAAATCAAACCATGGGTTGAAACCGGAGTCCCTTTCTAACTTTTTGGTTTTTTTATTACGAGTATTTCTGTGTCTGGGTACAGTGCCTCTACTAATTTCTTCTTCAATCTAAACATAGGGGTTTCAATCCCCTTAGTATCTTCTACTATCATAGCCCCCTCGCTGTTTTTGTATCTAAAGTCAGCTTTGTAAAGACAAACTTTTTTATCGTTGACCACGCAGGGAAAGGGTGGGTGTATCTCTATGTCAGAGATAAGGCCCATAGACTCTAGTTCTTTTAAATGATTGTACCTGGCGCCTTCTAACTTGCTGTCAAAAGTAATGCCATCGATTTTAACTTTCTTTGCGTTGTATTTGTTAAACAAGTTATGGTGATCCAGTTAATATTTTTTGTTCTTCTTCTTCTCTTAAAACTTGTGCTGCTCTTTGTTGAGCGTTAGGTTCTAATGGATTTAAAAATTTACCCTGTAAATCTTGTCGCATTTTTTGTTGTGCTAAAGAAAGCACAGATGGGTTAATGCCAGTT